CTTGACCTACATACAACATAGCAATAAGTTCTCTCAATGCCTTTGCCCAACCCGGTCTACTATCACCAACTTTAATTACTGTTGTGCTGTCTTCAAAGTGTTCATTAACTATAGGTAACTTGTCTACATTCTCACGTTCAACAGAGAAGCCAACACCTGTGCCACACATAAGTATATACATGCACTCATCAAATGAACGAGGACTATCTACAGGTATGTAGCTACAGTTGTAACCACCTACGTGACACCTATCTAAAGCAGGTCCTGAAGTCATTAAGGCTCTCATGCTAGGCATCACACCTAGATTCATAACTTGATCTCTAACCATAGTCGTTAAGGCTCTAGTCATAGTATACTTATAATTCTTTTTTAAATGAAGAGTCATGTAGTCTATGTATCTGTCTACAGTTTCTCCCCAATTTTCTCTACGTTGATCTTCTTCTTTCCATCTTGCATATCTTGACAGAGCTATAAAATTTTGATAGTCTGTAGGTAAATAATTACTTATCATATCTTTCCCCTTAAATTAAAAACGAAAGCAAATCATATCACATAATTAAATGAAATACAATATACTAATGACTTAATACTGCATTAATTCTTTTTCTTACGTACTCGATCTCTCCTGACTTAAGAACTTTAAATGCAAACTCTTTCATGTATTTTGAATTGACTCCAGCATAATCACAAATTATATCAAAGTCTTCAGCAGTTACTCCTATTGAAGCAAAGAACCATGCAGTAGCTCTGTCTCTTTCTAATATAGAATTATCAGGCTCACCTTTATAAGAAGGTTTAGTTGCATCTAGTAAAGCTTGTAATAAAACAGACAGATATAAAGTTTGTTCAGGTGAGCTTCTATTTTGTAGTACTTGTTTCTCAAGCTGAACAAACTCTTTATCTAACATTTATCAAACCATTTGTTAGGTACTGATCCTTGCTTACAGAATATAAATGAATGTTTATCACACCAATCTCCATACGTCATCTTTCCACCTTTGTATAATTTTCTATTAGGATTATCAAATACAAAACGAATGTCTACTTTAGGATGTTGGCTTCTAATAAACAAATGTTTCTTTCTGTCTTCTAACATAAACCTTCCTTTAACTTCCAATATGATTCCATTAGGAAGTATAAAGTCAGGAATATATTTTTTATCTTCTTTCCACTCATAAGAAATTTTAAAAGTTTCATACTCATAAGCTATGTTATTCTCTTCTAGAACACATGCCATATTGTATTCTGAATTAGACCTATACTTATGAGGTATGTCTCTTTTCTTTTTCTTAAATCTAGGCATAAGAAATTTCTTCGACATCAGGTGTCTTATATACCTGAGTTAAATACCTATTTCCATTAGCATATTTAAATACTCTTAGACCCTTTCCATTGTTAGCATCTGACCAACAATCTTTTTTGTATGGACAATAGGCACAACCAATGGATAACTTTTTATTACCAGACTTGCCATCAGCTTCATCAGGATAGCATCGTTCAGGTTTTATATCAGATGCTATGACATTTTTCAAATGCCTAATACGATCAGGAGCATTTATCATATGGATAGAATCTACATTACACAATGCTAACTCACCACTAGATTTATCTACAGCAAAGAAAGCTGCTTCAGTATCCTTACCTTCTTCAGCATAGCCACTAATCTGAGCTATGTAACCAAAAGGATCATCAGTATGTAAGGTATTATCTTTAAACTTTTTAAATGCATAAGGTGAAGCAGACTTTATATCTACTAACATTCCATCTATTCTGCAATCTTTATGTCCTTTAACACCTTCAACAGTTACTTCTTTTTGATTCTCAGTTATCTTATGACCTGCTAACTGTGTCAACAACATAAGTAAGGACTCTAACATGTGTCCATAGATAAATTTTATTTTAGTACTCCCATTAATATCTGTAGGTTTTATATCAGATTTAATATCATACCATAACATTCTATCTTTCTTACCTATTTGAGACATACGTAATGAAGCTTGTGACTTCTCTCTCTGTCCTTCTTTAATAGCTTGAGAAACAGAATCTCTTATGCTATCTGAAAACTGACACATCAAAGACCAATTATCTCTCTGCTCTGTATTGATTCCTTCTTCCAACATAGTATAGATATCTTTTATTAAGGTATCTATCTTTGGGTCTTTAAGTACATTTATATCCTGCATATTATTCTCCTTTAGTTTCTGTAATTGATATAAGTTTTTTAAGATACCACTCAGCTTTCTTTAAGTCTTGAACACCATTCTTATATCTATATCTCCAAAGGTATTTAATTATATTTCCTTGTAGATAATATTCCATACCATCCCCTGTAGCTGCACTGATTGCATCAATACATTCTATACCTGATTGATTGTAATGGATTGGATGATCTACTTCTGAATTTACATTCATTTGCAGTTGTATGCCTTGTTCTTCTTCTAGTTCAAGGGTTTTACGTTTGATATATTCATTGTGTCTCTCCATTTTTTATCTTCCTTTTTAATAAACACTAAGTCTTCTACAGAAGTATAACCAATTTCTTGAACAAAATATACCAACAATTCTCTTAGTTCTTCTAAGTTATCAGCAGTACCTCTTAAGGTAGCTGATGCTTCTGTATCCAGATTATGTTTTGTTAGTTCAAATTTTGTAGTCATTAGTTTCTCCTTAAAATAATAGACAACCCACCCAACTTCCTGTCTATCGTACTGCCTACGTTTTACAAATGTAAGAGCAGTTCCCTTGATAATGGTTACTTAATTTGAAGCACTAACTAAGGGGATATCGTCATCATCAAATGCATTAGATGCAATGTACCCATCATCAATAACATCAAAGTCTTCTCCAGCTTCATACTCGATTAGATTAATAACTTGCATAGCTTGAAGGTCAGCACCTATACCTTTCTTACCTGCATACTCCCAATCAAATGATTTGAATAAAACTCTAACGTCAGAACCATTACCAACATTTACTTCACTTAGTACGTGGTTCTTAGAATCTTTAAGAATAGGTGATTTATTCTTGCTACCATCCTTACGATATACTTTACGTTTGATTCTAACAAAGCTACCTCTGTCATCATCCTTGTTCATAATAGTAAGACCCATCTCTTTAGCCTTCTCTAACTCTGCTCCTTCAACTGCTAAGTCAACCTGCCACACTGGCTCGAATGTTGAGTTAGGTGAAGAGATACTTGCCCAATGGGCTTTTCCTGATAATACTGCCATTTATTTTCTCCATTTAAATTATGTAGTTTAAATACTACTTTCTTGATTGTTATAATTATATACTATATATATAGTATGTCAACTTATTAATGAGTCTCTGCCCAATTATTTCCAATTTTATATTCACTATCCAAAGGACATAGAACATTCAGTTCTTTTTGTACAAGCTTCATAGCTTCTTGAGTTAATCTTCCAAAGCTTTCTGCTTGATCTGTACGAACTTCAAACTGATACTCATCATGTATTGATGCAACAAGCTTATAGTCATAAGACTGTTGTACCTTCTTAGTTATTTGACGTAACCATTCTTTACAAATGATTGCACCTGCACCTTGTAATAATTGATTCATACTAGAGTGCATCTGTCTTATCTTTAGAAGTCTACCATCTAATGCTTTGATGTATCCACTTCTAGCTGCCTTGTCTACTTTATCTCTTAAAGATTTTAAGGCAGGCATGTTGGTCATAAACTTATTAGTAATTCGTTGACCTTCTTTTCTTCCTCCACCTACAATAGAACCTATCTTGTCTGCTCCTGCACCATATATCAAAGCATATATAAAAGTCTTAGCTTGGTCTCTTGTCTCTAGACCTGCAGCTTTTTGGTTAGCAGTATGTATGTCACCATCTACAACCTCATTAATAAACTTTTTATCTCCCATATAATGAGCAAGACATCTTAGTTCTAAAGATGAAGCATCACATCCTAATAATTTATAGGATGAATTACTTGGTATCCAAACTGACCTACACTCTTTACCATAAGGTGAATAGACTGCAGGTATTTGAGCCATGTTTGGTGAGTTGTGTGCCATTCTTCCTGAGATAGCTCTCAATGTCATAACTCTACCATGAACTTTACCATCTTCTTGTACAACATCTATCCAAGAATTAATCTGTGAAACTCTTTTCTTTAGTAATAGATATTGACAAATCTTTTGGGCTTCAGGTATATCAACTTTCTTTAATGTACCTTCATCAACAATAGCATGACCTGTTGGTGTTAAGTTAGTAGGCTTCCAACCTTTTTCCATGAGACGTTTAGCTATCTGTTGTCGTGATCCGGGATTAAAGACTTCTACTTTATCTTGTAATCTTTTACCAGTAGCTTCAGAAAATCTTTCATATGTAATAGGTGGAAAAATTTCTTGCATCTCTGTTTCGATAGATGAAGCTTCTTCTTCTAACTTAGCTGACAAACAAGAAGCTTGAC